ACGGTACACAGCGTACTTTCACCGAGACTCTGCTGAAAGAAGTTGTTGCTGAGGTCTACACTTCAGGTGGTTCGCCTAAGATTCTGATGGTTGGCGCTTCTGGTAAGCAGAAAACATCGTCGTTTGCTGGTATCGCTGCACAGCGTTACATGGCTCCTTCGAATACGCCTACCACCATTATCGGTGCTGCTGACGTTTATATGTCTGACTTCGGTACTATGTCGGTTGTTCCTAACCGCTTCATGCGTACCCGCGATGCTCTGATCCTTGATCCTGAGTACGCTGCTCTGGCATATCTGCGTCCGTTCCAGACTAATGATCTGGCTAAGACTGGCGATAGCGAGAATACTCAGCTTCTGGCTGAAGTTACTCTGGAAGTCAAGAACGAGGCTGCTCATGGCATCGTGGCTGACTTGGACTTCTCGCTGTAATTAAGTAGCAAATAGCCCCTGCCTAACGGTGGGGGCTACCTACAACTAAGGAATTTATGAGTACTCCGATACGGACTCAGACAGCATACGAAGACGGTGACGGTGGTATCGTTATCGAGACTAAACAGGATGTAAGTGAGATAGTAGAAGCCAATAAGCAACAGCTTTTCTACGATCAGCAACGAACAGGTGGGCTCAATGAGTTGCACCATGTAGCCAGAATACCCTTTACGGTGATTGACGTATTAAACCAAAAAGGGATTATGAAGGGCTTTACGATTGTTGATGATGTTGGATTTGCTAGATGGCTCAACGATCCTGATAATGCTGCTTGGAAAACGTACCGGGGAACTATATGAGAGTTGGTGTTTGCGTACCATGTCGGGATGAGGTTCATACAGGTTTTGCTTTCGACTTTGCAAAGATGGCAGCGCACGATGCTTCCGTTAGATGCAAGGACGGTAAAGGCGGACTAAGCCTTTACACAATGCCGGGAACCTTGATCTTTGACCAGCGTGAGAAGTTGGCAGAAGTTGCGCTAAAGGAAGGCTGTGATGCTGTCCTGTTTATCGACAGTGACATGAGATTCCCGCCAGACATAATTACAATTCTGCTAAGTCGTAACGTGCCGATTGTTGGAGTTAATGCTACGACAAGACGCAAGCCGGTAACACCTACGGCTAAGTTGATGACGAAGTACATGGATGGCGAAACCTTGGTGCATAAGTGGGAGAACATAGACTCTCGTGGCAAGCAAGGGATTGAGGAAGTGACAGCAATTGGCTTTGGTGCTGTTCTAATCCGCAAAGAGGTGTTTGAGAAGACAGGAAGGCCTTGGTTTGATGCTGGCTGGGGCAGTAGTGGTGTATGTGGTGAGGATGTCTATTTCTGCGTTAAAGCCGGTTCTGAGGGCTTTCAGACGTATGTAGACCACGAGTTATCGATGCACATCCGGCACATTGGCACTTACGAGTATGGCTGGAAAGATTTTGAGCAATTAGAGGAATAACATGGCGTTTACTAGCTACTCGGAACTAAAGACTACGATAGCAAATTACCTTGCTCGTAGCGATCTAACGTCGGTTATCCCTGACTTTATCCGACTAGCTGAGACACGGTTACAGCGAGATATTAGAACCCGTCAGATGCTAGTTGTAGCTACGGCTTCAACGACTGGCGGTGATTCAACTGTTGGGCTACCGACAGACTTCCTAGAGATGCGCGATATTCATCTCAATACTACTCCAGTATTTACGCTGCGGTACAAGGCTCCTAACAGCTTCTACGAGACCGCTAGAACGACTGAGAGTGGCAGACCAGTGGATTACACGGTTTTGGGCTCTGAGATGCAGTTAGCCCCGATTCCAGACACATCATACACACTGCAAATGCTGTACTACGGTAAGCCTACTGCATTGAGTGACAGCACTGCTTCTAACGTATTCCTTGCAAATTACCCTGATGCGCTGCTGTATGCGTCTTTGGCTGAGGCAGAGCCGTATCTGATGAATGATGCAAGGGTTCAGACTTGGGCTGCTCTGTATGAACGTGCAATCACCGCAATCAATACATCTGACCAGTCTAGTGAGTACAGTGGTCAGCCTATGTCAATGTCTTATAACGTGAGGTAAATCATGGCAGAGATGTCAAACTACCTAGAGACAGCGCTCATTAACGCTACTCTCCGTAACACCAGCTACACAAGTCCTACGACTGTTTACGTTGGTCTTTATACTTCAGATCCTACAGATGCTAATACTGGTACAGAAGTCTCTGGTGGTTCTTATGCTCGCACTTCTGTTACTTTTGGTGCGCCCAGCAATGGCACTAGTACCAATAGTGCTGCGGTTGAGTTCCCACAAGCCACAGGATCATGGGGAACCGTAGCTTATATCGGTATTCTGGATGCTTCTACTAGCGGTAACCTGCTGTATCACACGGCTTTGGACGTATCCAAGACGATTGATACTGGTGATATCTTTAAGATTGCAATCGGTTCTTTGTCTGTGAACCTGAGCTAAGGAAGATAAATGTCTACTATCGTTACACGGGCTGGCAAAGGTAGTGCGCTTACTCATAACGAGGTAGATGCAAACTTTGTCAATTTAAACACAGACAAGATACAATCAGGTGACACTGTTGGCAGTCTAATAATACTAAGTGCGACTATCTCTGGTGGTTCGATTACAGGGATTACTGACTTATCTGTTGCTGATGGTGGTACTGGTGCAAGTACGGTAGCAGGAGCGCAAGCTAATTTGCAAGTTGATCCTGCTGGAACTGCTGTAGCTCTGGCGATTGCATTGGGTTAATTATGGCTAATACCTTCAAGAATTACTTTTCAAAAGACGTAGGTACATCAGCAGCGACAGTTTATACCTGCCCATCTGCTACACAGACTACAGTTATTGGGTTGTCTGTTGCTAATACTTCAGCATCGCCTATTACGACTGACGTATACATTACATCTAGCGCGGTGGATTACTACCTGATTAAGTCTGGCGTTGTCCCGGTTGGTGGTTCGCTAGTGGTAGTTGGTGGAGATCAAAAGGTTGTATTAGAGGCAGCAGATGTTCTCAAAGTATTAACAAGTGCAGCTAGCAGTGCGGATGTTGTGGCATCTGTTCTGGAGATAACCTAATGGCGTATCTTGGTTCGACTCCAACGACACAGAGCTTTATCGCCGGAACGGACTCGTTCAATGGAACAGGCTCGGCTACGAATTTCACGCTGTCAAGGCTCGTTAATTCGGTCAATGATATACAGGTTGTCGTTAATAATGTCGTTCAATATCCACCGAATTACTCGGTATCTGGGACTACGCTGACAATCTCTCCTGCTCCGTCTAGCGGTACGAATAATGTTTATGTGCGGTATCTGTCTACGACATTGCAGACGATTACGCCTAGTGATCTAACAGTAAGTTCCGCAAAGATTCAAACTAGCGCAGTTACGACAGCAAAGATAGCTGATGCAAACATTACTGCTGCAAAGTTAGATGGCGCTCAGAGTGGATCAGCGCCTATTTATGCTGCTAGAGCATGGGTAAACTTTAACGGCACAAGTACAGTCGCTATTCGTGCTAGTGGGAATGTATCCAGTATTACGGATAACGGTACGGGTGACTATACGGTCAACTTTACGACTTCAATGCCTGATGCGAATTATTCTGTAAGTAACATAAGTATGCGAAATGGGTCGTCTGGGGCATCCTCAAATGGCGTTCTTGCCATTGTTTTTGGAAGTACAACGTATGCTGATGCTATGAAAACTGGATCAGTTCGTATTGAATATAAAGTTACTACGAACTATGAAGACCCTTTAGGGGCATTTGTTTCCATCTTCCGTTAACAAGGACAACCAATGAACTCACGAATTATCTATCCTACAGATGACGGCGGTGTCGCAGTCATAGTTCCAGCCGCTGAGTGTGGCTTAACCATTGAAGAAATCGCTGCTAAGGACGTACCAGCAGGTAAGCCTTACGAGATCGTAGACGTAGCGGATATTCCTTCAGATCGTACATTTCGTGGAGCATGGTCATGGGTCTCGTAATCGACTTAACTAAAGCTAAGAACATTGGTCACGATATGCGTCGTGCTGCTCGTGCTGAGGAATTCAAGCCTTACGACGAGGCTATAGCCAAGCAAATTCCTGGTCAAGTAGACGGTGCTGAGGCGGCTCGTCAGGCTATACGTGAGAAGTACGCAGCTATCCAGACCAGTATCGATGCAGCAGCAACACCTGACGAGATTAAAGCAGCACTGGGGATTTAAATGGCTATTAGCTACGTTACCGCAGACTCATTAGATGGCGCTCAAAGTGGTAGCGCACCTATTTATGCTGCTCGTGCTTGGGTTAACTTTAATGGTACGGGTACGGTAGCTATCAGAGCGTCTGGTAATGTGAGTTCTATTACGGATAATGGCACTGGGGATTACACGGTCAATTTCACAACAGCAATGCCTGATGCTAATTTTTCTGTTGCTGGATGGGCTAGATGTTCTGGCGCACTTGGTACTTTAACTGGAGTAAGTGATTCATCTTTGACTACAACTTCTGCAAGGGTTGGAACAATGGGGATTACTTTTAGCGTTACTGATGCGATACTTGTTACTGTCAACATATTCCGCTAACAAGGTCAAATAATGAGTTACATCGGCGCAGAACCAACAACAGCTTCATTCCCGTTCGATCAGTTTAGCGGTAATGGATCAACTACTGCATTTACGCTGACCTATGCGCCAGCTAGTACGACTTCGATTGTTGTAGCTGTATCAGGCGTTGTACAGAATCCGAATACTTACTCAGTCTCTGGCGCAACACTAACGTTTACAGGCGCTCCGCCATCTGGCACGAATAACATTGCTGTCTTGTTTCTTGGTCTTCCTTCTATTGTTGGTGTGCCTAATGCTGGAACTGTTGGTATATCGCAACTAAGCGCAACAGGAACACCTAGCAGCACGACTTTCTTGCGTGGTGACAATACGTGGAATGGTGTAGCTAGTCTTACGACTGCATCAGGTAGCGCACCATCGTACAGTGCAAGAGCTTGGGTTAATTTTAACGGTACTGGAACAGTAGCTATTAGAGCCAGTGGTAACGTATCGTCGATTACTGACAATGGTACGGGCTTTTACACAGTAAATTTTGCAACCGCTATGCCTGATGCTAACTATTCTGCTGCTGGCATGACAAATTATGGAAGTTTTGTTTGTTTACAAGAACAACGAGATGGTACCGGAACTGATCCATCAGCAAGCGCATTACCAATTGGAACAATGGATCATGCTAGTAATTTAAACGACAACCCTTGGATATATGTTGCAGTCTTCCGCTAATCAGGACTAATCATGCCATTAACTAAAGTACAAATAGGAATGACAGACGCTCCTACTAGCGGAACGGCTGTTACAGCATCAGGCACTAGCATTGACTTTACTGGTATACCTAGTACGGCGAAGCGGATTACGGTGATGTTAAGTGGTGTAAGTACAAGCGGTACAAGTCCAGTTCAAATTCAACTTGGGACAGGAACAACACCAACTTATACAACAAGTGGATATTTAGGCAGTGTAACAACATCAGTTGGATCTTCTGCAACGTCTAACATTTCTTCTGGATTTACTTTTAATAGTACTGCTGATACTGCCTCATTTGTTAGACACGGGTTTTTAACTATTACAAATGTTTCTTCAAATATTTGGGCTGGTAATGGAATTCTTGGGTTAAGTAATGAGGCCAGAATAATTTTTTTAGGTGGGTCTATTTCTTTAGCTGCCGCGCTAACTGCTGTACGCATCACCACAGTCAACGGTACAGATACCTTTGATGCAGGAACAATCAATATCATGTGGGAATAATGAGCCTTCAATACGTACTCTATGACTATTGGGATTATGGCTATGCTGAAGGCGATGCAATCCTTGAGTTCGGGAGTGCTTCGGTAACGGCAGTAGCCACTGTTTCCGCATTTGGTTCAAGAGTACAATTCGCAACAGGCAGTGTTAGTGCATTAGCAACAGTTACAGCAGATGGCACAAGGATTCAGTTTGGTAATGCAGCGGTTACTGGATTAGCAACATTAACAGCATCAGCAAGCAGGGTTTTAAGTGCATCTGCTAGCGTTACTGGGGTAGCCACAGTCACAGCCATCGGTGGCGTTGTTTACGAGGGTTTTGCGGCTATTAACGCACTGGCTAGTGTATCTGCCTACCCTAATGCGATATGGGCTGGAAATGGCTCTATTCAAGCCGTAACGGTATGTGCTGCAACAGGTCAGATTATTGGTGAGGAATGGTCAGATGTGGTTCCTACGGCTAATGTTTGGACTACCAGTACGGTTGGCGTTGATAGTTGGGCAAATGTAGCTACAAGTTCAGACACATGGACTCCGGTTGCTGGTAGCTCTAACACATGGACACAGCAGAATGCTGGTTCTAATACTTGGTCGAGGCAGTAATGCAGAAAATAGCGTTTGGTGAGTGG